GTGCGATTGCCACGGATGCTCCAGGACGCCGCCCCACTTGCGGACGGCGGCGAGCGCTGCGGCAAAGCATCCGCCATCGTCGCCCTTGATCTTGCGGATGCCGGTGCGCTTGATGAAAAGCGGCTGGCCGGCCCACAGCTTGCCCCAGCGTTGGCAAGGTGGGTGGGCGACGACTGGATACGGGCCAGCATACAGCCGCGCATCACGTGCCTCATCCCATGGATCGATGCCGGGCAGATCGAAATACGTCCCGCCCGTTTCGACATAAAGGGCTGCTACACGCTCACCCACGCGCGCCTCCCTCATTCGAGGGGTTACGGAACGACTGCGCTGTTTCGATCTGCGCGTCGGTGATCCAGGGGAACTCGCGCTTGAGCCAGTCGATGCCTGCCTCCGCGATGATGCGCTTGACCTGAACTACAGGCATCCGCGTGCCGGCGAGGCAGTACGCGCCGTCCATCGTTTCAGGGCGCCGGGTGATGCCACTCATGACAGCCCCTCCCCATCATTCAGGGGGGTGGCGAGAATACCTAGGCCAGCGTTTCGAGCGCGGGTCAGTGCGGCAACAGCGCGGTCACCGGCAGCCCAAAGCGCGGTGCCAGTGCCGGGTTGCTTGCCGATCGACCCATCCGGGCGAATGAACTTGATCTTTTCGCCCACGAACAGAACAGCATCGGCCCGCGCCCAAGCTTCCTGAAACCAAGGGGCAGACGTACGATCAGGAGTGAGCGCCACGCCGTTTCCGTGGTTGACGAACTTGGTTAGCCACGGACGCAATCCATTCCGGCCCCCGAACGGGAAGTTGCCCCACACGAAGCCCGACCAGTCGGCTTCTAGGCTGCCCGAAGAGATCCAGCGCGAGGTCGGAACGTGAAGCGGGCCATCCCTTGGCGCGGCAACGTCGAGATCGAACCGCTCGCCCAATGCGTCGAACACATACGCCGGCGTGTACCACTCGTCAGAGCCGCCCGGAGTTTCCCAGCCGCTCATTCACACCCTCCCGCATTCAGGGTGTCTGGAATAGGGGAGGAGAGACGGGTCATGCCGCCAACTCCAGCCGCTGAGCGCAATATTGGAGGGTGTACTTAGGCCAATCCTCGACCTTCCAACTTACCTCGCTCTCGGGCTTGCGGAGGTTGTCGAGCATTTCCGTGAGCGACGTGGTTTGCACGTCATAGGCGACCCGGCCGTAGCGATCGCAGCGAACGAGGATGAGGCGGTAATAGTCCTCGTCCAGCGCCCACGACATATCCGCCATCAGGGCGAATTTTTCGTCACTAATGTCATGGGTCACGACCGCCTCAAATACGACGACGTGACGAAGCTCCGGGTCGATCAGAAAGGCGTCGGGAACGAACGAGACGTAGCGATACCAGTCGCGATCATTCTCGCACATGTCCTGGATATAATCAGCATCCGGCAGCTTAGAGAGCGTGCGCATGAAGCCGCGCGTCTGAGCCTCGGGAAAGTCCCGCAGGATTTCATCGATCAGCCGCTGGTGCTGCGTCTTTGCCTTGCCGCGTTGCGCAGGGATGGCCCGCGCATGGACAGCAGATTCAGTGTTCGTTCGCATTCGTTGCCACTCCGTTTCGCTCGGAACGTGGCTTCAAAGCTCAGTAAGTCGGTGTATTCGCTCGTTTACACCGAGAGGGTCGGCGGTTCGAGACCGTCACCGCCCACCAAGCCTTGAAGCTAGAAAAACCTTAGCTTTTTCGCTGTTCCTGTCAAGTATTTCCGTAGGTCCGTTACCCACTTTGGCCCGCAAGTGGCCCGCAGACCATGTCCACGCAGCCGTCATCACTTCTGCCCAAATGGCCTCAAGTCCCTCTGCGGCCTCAGAAAGATAGTCGGGATCGTACTTCGCGTAGACCTCGCTTGTCTTTTTATAGACGCGGTGCCCAAGCAGCGTTTCCACTTGCTCGAATGACACGCGCTTTGACCGTAGGCGGGTGGCCACGGTGTGCCGCAGGGTCTTCAGTTCGACATCGTCCGATAGTCCCAGGACGCGGCGCATCTGCCGCCAGCGGGTCTTGTGGGACTTCGCCCGCTTCGTATGGGGATCAATTGCCCATGCTTTCAGGATCGGCCGTAACGGCTCGATAGCGGGTACGACCGGGTTGCGTTTTTTGGTGCGCGGGTGCCCGACCGGGTGAAGGTCGATCAGGTTGCGCTCTTGATCGAATTGGGCGCGCGGGTCGAACTTGGCCGCAGCCTCCGTCCGCACGATCGTTCCCAGGATTAAAGCTACCTGTCGGAATAGGTCGGGGTCATGCATCGCGTACCCGACGATCGCGCCAAGCTCTGCGTCCGATAGTACCCTATCCTTCGGAGGGGAGCGCAGTGTTGCCGGCACGCTCGGCACCTTGGGTACGTATGGCAGGCGTCCGTTGTTCGCATGGTGCGTCAGGGCTGCGCGAACGTCGTCAAGGTTGCGCTGCACGCTTTCGCCGCGCACTCCCTTGCTCGATTGCTTGAGCGTCTGTCCGCCCCACGGCACCGCATAGGTGTGCGGGCTCATCCTCCACTCCAGGAAGCGGGTGAAGACGGTTGGCGTCAGATCGGAGACGGTCGCGTTCATGCCGACACGATCCTGCATAAGGAACCCGACGAACTGGCGGATTGAACTTGCGATCTGGGCAGGGCTGACAACCTTGCGGCCATGCTCTTCCCAATAGGTGTAGAGCAGCGGGATGACCTTGGCGTCTTCCGGGCGCTGTGGCTGCTTAGAATGCTCGGCAGCTGCGTACGCTTTGATGATCCCTTTGGCGTCATCTAGGCTGTCCGTGCGAGTGCTTCGATAGCTGATAGATCGAGTTGCGGGGTTGTAGCTGGCGATCTGCCAAATGTCGGGCGACTTCCCATCCCGGCGCTTGTCGAGCCAATATTCCCCGACCGTGTAACGTTCGACCTTGCGAGGCATCGCGCCTTCAACTCCCTAAGCTTGGCTGCATTGATAGCCTCTAGCACGCCTTCCTCGTTCGCGACGGCGGACAGTTCGTCCATTGTCACGTTGAAGCCGGTGCCATTGCGCATGGCTCGCTCAAGCTTCTTCGCCAAAGTCAGGATGTCACCCATGCGCTGTCATCCCTGAATGTCCCGGAGGGTGTGTGCGCTGATGATCTCAACCCAACCGCCAAGCATTTCTGACAGGATTTCGTCGTCGATCGACTCCAGCAGTTGCCGGAAACCTTTGCGGCCCACAACGTCAGTAACAAGGGCGCCAACGGTCTTCTCCGCCGGGCTTCCTTTGTACAGGTTATCCCGCAGATCATAGATGCTCATGGCTTCTCGTCTCCCTGAATGTCCTTGGGCGACAGTGGTTTAGCGTCCGCCTTCGGCGCCGCGCTCTCATGCTCCGCACGAAGCCCGTTCCGGTCTTCGCCCTCCGGGTTTCGATCGACTGACGCGAAGGGTAGAAACACCCACTTAAGCAGTTCATCCGCTTCAGATAGAATCTCGGGCAGCGGGCGCGTGGGCTTGCCGATGCTAGTCGCTTCTTTCCATGCCCAACAGCGCCAATCGACGCAGTTTTGATCGACATCGTCCTGTCGGACCGGTTCCGCCGGACGCGGCATGCCAAAGGTCGCGCGCGCAATCTTGCCCAGCCAGCTCACAACACCGCCCTCCGCTTGATCCTTTGTAACCTGGGATATGCTTTTGCTCGACGGAGCCAGCGTTCATTGGCTAGAGGATTGACGGCGAGCATCTGCCGGCGAACGGCTAGGACGTATGCCTCGTGATCGTAGTTGGGGAGGCGGGTGTGGAGGGCGGTCATGCCGATTCTCCTTGGGCGATACCCTGCGGGTCCGCGCTGTCGTGAACGGAGCCAGACAAGCTATCTCCGCCCTTCGGGCTTCCATCGCTATCGCGGGCAGCCAGCAGCCCGGCCAATACCCATGACATGGCAGCGATGCGGGCCTGCGTTACGTCCCAAGCGGGACTGAAATGCAGATAGTGCATCTTGTTGCGGCGATAGGCATCGTCCAGCATGTCCAAGACCATCCGCTCGGCTTCGATGAGCTTTTCCACGCGCGAGGGATCGAAGCCGCTCGCGGCCGAGACCGCAGGGCTCGGTTCACGAGAGCCCGGTGCCAACGGCACGCGCACAACCTCTTCCATCACACTACCTTTCTGGGCCGGAACACCGGGGGCGATATCCCGGCCCTTGGCGCTAGCGGTATTGCTGCGCTTCGAAGTCACGCTGCGAACGCCTCGATGGCTTCGCGTAAATCGTTGTCGGCAACAGGCAGCCACCATCTTTGAACAGCGGCGATCGCCTGTTCGTAGAAGGCCTCGAAATCATCCTGCGCCATGTTCTCGAAAGCGATGCTATCGGGCACGAACACTTCACGCTCGGCCTTCGGGTGCAGCAGCTTCCATGACCCGTAGCCAAGCACGGCCTTGAGCCCGAGCAATGCGTCATCCGCCGATGAGAACTCGTCTCGGTTGTCCGCCAGCAATGCCAGGAGCGCGAACAGCTTGCGGTGATGAGCAGCGTTGCGCGGGCGCCGGCCTTTCAATTCCACGCGCTGGCCAATCTTGGTCTTGGCGTGGAACTCGCGGGCAGCAGCGGACACCGGGATAAAGCCCTGCACCGTCTTGGTGAAGTGGAGAGGGGCGATGCGATCAGACATAGGGGTCATCCAGCTTTTGGCGGTGCGGCGACGCGCGGAAGAACTCTTGCGCCTTGGCGAGCATGTCCAAGCCGTACTTGCGTGAGAACGTCTGTTCGCCACGATGACTTTCTGCGTGATGCTCGCGGCAAAGACTGATCGTCATCGCATCGCTGCTTTTCTCGCCCATCCCGCCGCTCCATGACCGGCTGACATGCGCGACCTCGATCGGCATCAGTTGGCAGCCAGGGACAGAGCAATAGTGACCCCTGACCCAATCGCGGTGCGCGGTTGAACGCAGCCGCAGCTTGGGCTTGAAGTGGTCAGCTTTGAGGCGGGCGGGCAGCGGCATTATGCCGCGCTCCTTTCCTGAGGCCGCCAATAGGCATGGATCAGCGAGTGGCAGGCCGGGCAACACCAGATGACATCGAGCGGCTTGCTGTAGTCGTCGTGATGAGCATGCGGTTCTGTCGCTGCATTGCAAATCTCGCAGACGGCTGGGCGGACAAGCCTACCATCGCGGACAGCATTCCCAACGGCCACGCGCGCCGCTCGTTTCTGCGGGTCTGGTTCTGGGCGCGGAGGCAAAGTGTGCGTCAGCGCGTATTCTTTCCTCGCCTCTACCCTATGCGGCTCCTTCGACCTCTGGCGATCATACGCGCGATACTCGTCAATACGGTCCGCACGATGTGCTCTGGCATCCGCCTTCGCGCAATCAATGCACTTATTGAGGTGCCCATCCGCCATCATCGGATGACGGTAGAACGCCCCAAGCGGCTTCGTGTCGCCGCAACGGATGCACACTTTCTGGCTCACCGCGCGCGATCCTCAAACATGGGGTCGCAGGTGATAAATGGAACTTGATCGTCCAGATCATCGGCGAAGCCGCCGGCCTGCGTCGGAGCGCCCCGGCTGCCGTCCGGTTCACGCTCGCCGCCACCCGATCCGCTCGGCCCGTCAAGCATGACGAGCACGCCGCCGAAGCCCTGGAGCACGATCTCGGTCGAGTAGCGATCGGCACCCGCTTGGTCCTGCCATTTCCGGGTTTGCAGGGCGCCCTCAATATAGACTTTCGATCCTTTGCGAAGGAACCGCTCGGCAACGCCGACAAGCCCTTCGGTGAAAATCTTCACTGTGTGCCATTCGGTGCGTTCCTTGCGCTCGCCGGAGTTACGGTCCTTCCACTGTTCGGACGTGGCAACCCGAAGCTCTGCGACCTTGCCCCCATTCTGGAATGAGCGGGTTTCGGGGTCACGGCCAAGGTTGCCGACGAGAATGACTTTGTTGACGGATGCCATGTCGATTATCCTGCGTTGAGATAGGTTGGTGCGTTGAGGTCCGTCCGGCTGCGCGCGATCAGCGACAGCAGCGGTTCGTATTCCTCCGGCAGGCCATCGCCGCCGTGGAGTAACTGGGGTGCGTCGCGCTCAAGCTGCTTCACCAGCGTTTTGCTGTCGCCCATCGCCAAGAAGGCTTCCAGGCTGTCCAGATCGCCGCATGAGCGAACCTCGCGGTCGAACAGCTTGACGGCCTGCCAGAGCGCGGTCTTGGACGTGTAGGGGCCTTCCAGCGCCACGCGCTTGGGCTTATCCGCCGGCTGATCGTTGGCGGGCTCGGCGAACTCCTTGCGGAGATCGGCCACATATTTGCTGTCGTCGAAAAGACCCATGTGCACGTCAGCGCCGACACCAATGAATTTGAACGCGTTCATGAGCGCGTCGGTGAACGCCTTTTTGAAAGCCTCATCGTCGTTTTCCCAGCGCTCGGGGCGCTTGTATTGCTCGTTGGCCTTGATGTGCGTGACGACCTTGTCACCGCCCTCGCCGAACACGAACTTGCGTTCACCGTTCTCAGTGTACCAACCCGCAACGGTGCAGAAGACCAGCACCTCCCGGTTATCGCCGGGGACCACCTGATACTCAGGCTTCTCCATGCCCCAGCCAGTGCCGCACGGCCCGAAGAAGTCGGTTAGCCGCTGCCACACCCACATCGGCTTGATCGCCGTGCCGGTGAAGCCGCCGCCGCGTTTGAAGCCTTTTGTATGAGCGGGGTCCGTCTTGGAAACCGCGTTCCAGATGCGCATGCGATCCGGCGCGTCGTCCTTTGGCTTAGTCGCCATTGTTGTTCTCCCCACTACTAAGGGCGGCAAGACCAAGCGCTAGGCGTGCGATTGCCTTCGCGCGGATCAATTCCTTGCCGTTGTTTGCTGCCGCGTGATCGCCAGAGATCGGCGTGACTGACAGTTCGTTGATCCTCTCCAGAGCCCTTCTCAACGGATCAGCATGAGAGGTGAGAGTATCGCGCTCGTCCTTCAACGCATTCACTGCGCGGAGGGCCAACACCCCTTGGCTGACGTAATGTTCGTCGTACTGGCTGGTCGCGATGATCAGATCGCGTACTTGCTGAACTTCGTCATCACTCACCTTGGTTGTCATGAGGGGTTCTCCGATGGGGTGGTTTGGGCGATGCCTTCGGCCCGCGCTGCCACGGCTTCGCCGCCCAGCCCCTTCGGGTCTTCGGCCAAGCTGGCATCGCTATCGCAGAGCATGTCCTCAACATCGTATTCAAGCTGGTACCCAGCCGCGCGACGCCGGAATGCGTCCACGGTCGTCATCCGCAAACCAGCCTTGCCGAAGGCGTGTCCATCGGGGCTGACAAATTGACGTGTGTAGAATACGCGGCGCGGGAACCGTCCGGGTTTGAAGGTATCAACGACCGTCAGGATCATTTCGCCCTCGCCGTGGGCAACGATATCGGTGTCATCACCATAATATCCACAGGCCTCAATGCTGACACCCGGACGCCACGACACGGTTTCGTAGTAGCCCTCGTCACCGCACAGCGTGACCGTCTCGCGCACGAATGGATAACGCACGCGAAAGACCTCCCCAGCGCGAGGGATCGAGGCCGGAACGGCCGAGACCGAAGGGCTCGGTTCACGAGAGCCCGGTGCCATGGGCACGCGCCCCAAATCCTCACTCACTTCACACCTCCATAAAGAAACTTCTCCGCTTCCTTGCGTCGCTCATCTGATGACCAAACAGACGGGTAAGCCTGCATCTGAAGTTCAATCATCCTATTCAGGCACACCCCCAAGCTTTCCAGAACAGGAATGGTCTTGTCGGTTACCTTGATCTCGGGGAGGGGGATCATGACCGGCCCTCAGCTTTGGCGAGCGCGGCTGAAATCGCATCCATCTGCACGTAGGTAATGCGTGCAGCGATCTGCTGACTTCCAGCCAATGCTCGCCAGCGCATTGTACAGGTCCGGCCCCGCCTCTCTCTTGAGGCGTAGCGCTGTTTCGTGAGGGTATTCCTCGAACGCGGTCGTGCGCATCTACAGCCTCCCATATCCACGGTTGAGCGGCTTCCCGGCGGCCCAGTCCACGACGGCGGCAGTGTGAATGCGGCAGACATGGCTATGCCCGGTAGCTGGCGTCGGCTCCCAATTGTCGAGATCGCAGTTGCAGCGCATCGACTTGGCGCGCTCGGTCGCGTACTCGCGCATTGTCGGCTTATCGCTCATGATAAATATCCACGGTTGAGCGCCCGATCGGACGCAGTCAGTTCTGCGTTGAGCCGCCATCCGTCACGCGTATGCACGACAGTTTCGTAGGCGCCGGCCTTCCCTTGGATCAGGCCAAGGTCGTAGAGTTTGCGCAGGGTTGCCCCCAACGGAACGACCTCACCGCTATCCATCACGCGGCATCTGACCCGCAGGCCGCCGCCATTGGTGCGGCAAATCTGCGCCAAGGCTTTCGCCTGGATCTTCGTAAGGGCACTCACCGGGTTAAATCCCAAACGATGACGCGCGGAGCCAATTCCTCGACCTCCATTGCGCGAGCATCAGAAGCCCATGCTTCCTCTGTTTCCTGCCAGAGGGTCAGGTCGATGATGCTGTCACAGCCAGCGCACAGTCCCTTCTGATCCGAAGGGACCATCGCTTCGCAGCTTGGGCACCAGAAAATCGCGGTGTGTGCGGTCAGGGTGGCAGGGGCGTTCATGCTGCCGGACCCTTCGCCTTTTGGCTTCTGCGCCACATCGCCGCGTAAAAGCCTGACCAGCATTTGTCGGCGTCCTTGCCTATCGCGTAGCAAGCCGACCGCACGCAGCCTGTCGCATCCATTGTTTGGCCGAACTTAAGGAGTTCAGCCGTGGTCCAACTGAATGCCGACGCGCCACTATCCTGCCCCTCTTCTAGGTGAGCGTGAGCGGTCATGCCGAAGCCTGCTCACGGTAGCAGAGCGGTGAGTTGCCCCACTTCTGAGCATCGGCATCATCCGGCAAACCGCGCTCAAGCATCCAGATAATGCGCAGCGCCGCCCCATGGGCGGTATTGTCTACACCCGACCAAAGGCCGGAGAAGCACCAGCTCCACGCGCCGAGATCATTGACGAAAGCGCGGTAGCAATAGTCATCCCATTCCTCCTCGGGAAGTGGGGTAATGCCAGCAATAGGCCCATGCCCCGCCGCGCAAGCCGCCGTCCCGCACTCGGCAACATATGCTTTGCCGTCGTGATCGTTGTCGTCTTGGACATAGCTGTCCATCTCGAAGTCGGGATATTCAGCCGGTAGCGTCAACAGGTAGTCAGCAAGCTGTCGCAGATTGGCCGCTTGCTCTGGCGTAATTCCGAGCTTCCCCAGATGAACTGGTTGCCCGCCGCCAACATCCTGAACCATATTCCGCCTCCAACACTCTGATCGTGTTGAAGGGGGTATGTGCCCTATCTGGGCACACGTCAATAGGAAATGTGCCCTAGCAGGGCATTTTATTTTAGGTAGGCAGGATTCAGGACGATACGGTTGATCCCAGCCCGATACACTTTGATGTAGCCGAGCTTAGCCGGCGGAACGTCTGGAAGGTCCAAGGTCACGGACGACCACGCTCCCGCGTAAACAGGTGTGTCTAGGGTGGCTTCGAACTCATGCTGCTTTCCCACGGCATCACCAGCTGCGTCGTTCTCGCCGTAAAGCATCATGAGCTTTACCCCCTCAAGCGACACGTTCGCTGTATTGCCGACGCGCAGCTTAACTCGCGAGCCATTTCCGGAAGCCGTAACTTTTTCGATGGAGAACGCCATTTTCCCTACTTCCGTGTCGAGCCAGGAATATCCTTTATCGGCCGGCGTGAGATCGGCAGTGGATTTAGAGGTCCGTATACTATCTCTGAGTTGATCAATTCTAAGGTCTTGTGCGTGGATCTGGTCCCAAAGCGCGTCATCGGATTTTGGCCGATCGCAAGCCGATAGCGCACCCATTAGAGCGCAACCAACCAGCATAGGAAAAATCTTAGACTTGTTGGAGTTTCCGGAACATTGTAGGAACATGCCGAGTCGAGAGGTGCCCATGTCTTCCCCCGTTATGATGGTTGAACCGGCCTGTGATGTGGGTTGCCGGACATGTTTTCTTGAATGCGCGGTACTGCCGCAGCGTCTCGCCTGGTGGGAAGGCGAGGTGGAGCGATTGCGCCGGGAGCGCGTACCTACCGGCCACCCACGTCGGACGCATTGGCGCGATCACCTGCGAGCGTGCGAAGCCGCGTGTGCAGACCTGCGGCGACAGCTCGCGGCCACTCGGAATAGGGAAGACCCGCTGGCAGCGTCTGTTGCGCGGCACTCAGCATTTCAGCTAGCTGCTCTTCAGTAGGTAACAGATGCTCGGGCGCTATTAGTAGATAGGGCGGCACTTCCAGCTTCTCGCCGATTTTCTCCAGCCAATCGCTGGTGAGCCCTCGCGTGCCCTTCTCTAATTTGACGAGCATATTGCGCGTTGTGCCGACAGCCTCGGCTAACTGTTCCTGCGACAGTCCGGCGCGCTTTCGGTAGGTCGCGATGTTGTTCGCCAGCATGGGCGCGGTGTGCCCACGCAGGGCATAGAAGCCAAGAACCCCAGTGGGGCACATTTTCAGCTTGCCTATTGTGCCCTGTTGGGGCACATTGGCGCAATGAAGCTCTTGGATCATCTAAAAGCCATCGGCAAGCAGGTTCCTGAGTTCGCCGACGACCTCGGGGAATCCCGCAACACCATCCGCAAGATCGCATACGGCCAGCGACAGCCATCGCTCGAACTGGCCGTGAAGATCACGCACGCGACGGGGGGCATCGTCACCGCTGCCGACATGGTGCTGCCCGAACAGCAGGCCGCAGCATGATCGACACAGAATCCGAGCCCGGAGCATGGCAGCGCGCGATTGATCGCGGATGCCTCTCCAGCGCCATCACCACTGAAATCGACGGCACGGAGCCCGCCGTCGAAACTCCCGGCGGGGTGTGCCCACCCCTTTTCCAACACCCCGCCGGTCTTTGTCTCACTCAACATGACGGAGAAGCCTGATGGCTGACGACTTCAACTTTTGGGCGATCGTCATTGGCGTCTTCGGCGCGGCCTTCGTGCTGGGTGGCGTCTACGGGCTCATCGAGCTTGCGGATGCCTTCCAGAACGCGCGCTACCACCGCGCTCACCGGGACAGGATCAATCGTCGGTTGGGCGTCTTCCATGATGGAGGGCAATAGCCATGCCGCAGCGCAACATCGTTCCGCATATGCAACCACTGACGGAAGAACAGTTCCGCTCCAAATGGTTGCGCGCGCTGTCCCGTCTCTGCGACCAGCACACCGATGGGCAAGTAGCTTTGTGGCTCGGAATCTCTGAACGCCACTTGCGTAATCTCAAGTCTGGCACGTCGATACCGACCGCCGACAAGATTTGGAACCTGCTCGCATATGACGGCAGCGCCCATGACGAGCTGGATAAGGCTTACGGCCTGCGCAACGTCCAGCACGACGCGACGTGCAGCACCGACCCACTGACCCGCGACATGATCGCGGTGGCCAACGAGACGGCGCAGCATGAAGACCCGAACAGCCCCGGCGGCGTAGTCACGACTGACCATGAATTGCTGGCCAAGGACGAGCACCGCCTTCGCCGCTGCTACCGCACGCTGGGCACATGGCTGACTCGGATCGAGGAAATGCGCCGATTGAGGAGCGTGGCATGAGCCGCGTAGAGATCATCGGCAACGCCACGCTGCATTTGGGCAACGCTCTGGACGTGCTGCCAACCATTGCGGCGGCTGATCTCGTCTGCAGTGACCCGCCTTACCGCGTGTCGAAGGGCGGCTTCGCTTCCAATCTTCAATTGGAAGGCGGATTCGGCGGCTGGATGAAGGATTACGGCAACCAGGGCGATATCGTTGAATGTGACATAGAGTTCGCGGACTGGATGCCTGCAGTTTTCGCGGCGCTAGGTGAGCGTGCCCACGCTTATTTCATGTCCAATGGGCGAAATGTAAAAGACATGCAGTCCGCAGCTGAGGGCGCCGGATTCCGTTTTCATACACTGCTTGTATGGGACAAGCGGACTGCGCTTCCGAACAAATACTATCAGAACGTTACCGAGTTCGGTCTATTCATGTTCAAGGGCAAGGCTCGGACGATCAACGATCCTGCGTCTAAAAATCTCGTCACCATATTCCAGCGCGACGAGTCAGCGCACCCGACAGAGAAGCCGGTTGAGTTGATGCGCCTCTGGATTGGAAACTCATCTAGCGTCGGCGACACCGTTCTAGATCCTTTCATGGGGTCTGGCACGACGGGCGTTGCCGCACTGCAGATCAACCGCTCCTTCGTTGGGATTGAGAAGGACGCTCGTTGGTTCGACATAGCCTGTCGTCGGATTGAGGACGCTCAACGGCAGGGCTCGCTGTTTCAGGAGCAAGCAGCATGATCTCCCATCTCATAGCCTCCTATCGCCAACGCAAAGCCATGAAGCGCTTGGACGAGTTGGTTCAGCAAACCCTCTCCAGCTACGAGCATCGTCAATACCTGGCCCGACGCGCGGCTGCCTTGAAGGGGAGGGCGCGGGCATGAAAGCGGAGATTAAAGTCCTTGGAACTCCGGTTCCCTGCGTCGTGCACTTCACCCCTGGCCGAGTGACAATCGACCGCCTGCAACCTGTTCCGGTCAACACCAAGCATCCTAGCTTATCCGTCTGGAACTCCAAGGCAACCATGTGGGGGCAGGGGTGAGCAAGTACGGCGCCAAGAAAACGGCATGCAACAACGGCCACATTCACGACAGCAAGCGTGAAGCGACGCGCTGCGGCGAACTGCATCTACTCCAGCGCCTCGACGAAATCATGCTGCTTCAGGTGCAGCCCCGATTCGAGTTCGTTATCGGCGGCAAGCCAGTGATGATGAAGAATGGCCAGTGCGCTCGCTTCACCGGCGACTTCGCCTATGTCGAGGTCAAATCGCAAAAGCAGGTGGTAGAGGACAGCAAGGGCTTCGTCGTGCGGGACTATCCGCTGCGCGCGGCCATTTTTCGTCACCTGTTCCCTCAAATCGAATTGAGGGAAGTATGATCGGCATCCCGATTATCCACATCGAGCATTTTCAACGGCTTAGCCTGTTTGATGTGGATAAGCGATTATCCACAGTTGCTTGCGCCCAGTTGTCGGGAGCATAGAATAGTCGATGGGCGCTATCCTCCCTTTCGCGAGCAAGCAGCAGGCCGGCGAAACTCCGGTTGAAGCCGCTTGGCGCGTGTATTCGGAACTAGCGACACAGCAACTCGACAACCCTGAGCTTGCCACCAATCTTGAGCATTCGATGGCCGCCGCCCGCGCCTGGGCAAAGTGGCGCGATCTCTTCTTATCGGAGGACGCGGCGTGACGCAGCTTGTCTCGGCCACCGCCGCCAGCCAGTCGCTTGTAGAAGCGGAATACGTCCTGCTTGCGAGCCTGATGTACGACAATGCGCGCATCGATGCGGTTGCCGACATTCTCAATCCGGAGGACTTCGCGGAAGCAGCGTTCGGCCACGTCTATGGTCTAGTCGTCTCTGAGTACGCCCAAGGTCGCCCAGCAAATATCATCACCATCCGCCCGATGATCGCCGACATGCCGGCATTTAGCGGCGCAGAAGGCCAGCGCTTCTGGCGCGACATGGCAACCTCATCGACGTTGCTCATGCGCCCCACCGATGGGGCCAAGATGATCGCCAGAGAGGCCTGCAAGCGGCGGTTGGCGGACGGTCTGCGCGAAGGGATCGCCAAGGCATCAGATCCACAGAGCAGCGTGGAGAGCATTGCCGATGTAGCAGATGCCGCGATCGTGGGCGCGCTTGCTCCAGGGCAGGCGTCAACATCTTTATCAATTGGCGACGCGTTCAACAATCTGGCCAACTCGCTTGGCCAACCGGCCAACGCCATCCGCTGCAACCGCGTCCCCACACTCGACAAGCTTACCGGGGGTATCCGCCGGAAACAGCTTGTCGTGCTCGCTGCGCGTCCTGGCATGGGCAAGACCGCCGTCGCGCTCTCTCTGTCGCTCGGTACCGCCATGGACGGTCGTGGCACACTCTACGTCTCGCTTGAGATGGGCGCGGAGGAATTGACCGCCCGCATGATGGCGGACCTGTCGTTCGACGATCGTCGCCCGATCGCCCTTAGCGAGTTGCTGGACGAACAGGTCCCGCAATGGATCATTGACCGCACCGTCGCCTACGGCGCGCGCATATCGCAATTTCCTCTCCAGATTGAGGACGTGGCGCATATGACGATCGGTCGCCTTGCGATGGTCGTCCGCCGGCACAAGCGAAGACTGGCTGCCAAGGGCATCCCGCTTGAGGTTGTCGTGGTGGACTACCTCCAGCTTCTCTCAGGTAGCCGGGCACATGAAGGCCGCGTCCAGGAAATCTCCGAGATTAGCCGTGGGCTCAAAGCCATCGCGAAGGAAAACGATGTCGCGGTGATCGCGATATCCCAACTCAACCGCGACGTTGAGAAGCGCTCGGACAAGCGCCCCAATCTGGCAGACCTTCGGGAAAGTGGGCAGATCGAGCAGGACGCCGACGTCGTGTTGTTTCTGCTCCGTGACGAATATTACCTGCGCCAGAACGAGCCCGCGCCCAAGAGCGCCGAGCGTGTTGCTTGGGAGCAAGCGCTATCAGAGTGCGAGAACAAGCTAGAGATTATTCTCGGTAAGCACCGCCAGCGCCCAGCCAGCCATGGCGTGGCTGACTTCTACGCCAAGTTTCAGGCGGTGCGCGGGTGAGCGGCTGGGTGTCGATGCATCGCGGCTGGCGCGACAACGAGGCATTCGAGGAACGCCGCGACCCAATGGCCGACGCCGACGCGTGGTTCTGGCTCATCGAGCATACCGCGTGGAAGCCTATTCGCCGGACCGCCGGGCAGGGCCAATCGGTGATGCTTGAGCGTGGTCAAATACACATCTCGGACCGCTCGCTAGCATCGGCATTCCAGTGGGACAAGAAGCGCGTTCGGCGGTTCTTGGCACGCCTAGAGGCGCATGAAATGGTCCTCCAAAATCGGGACCAGTCAGGGACCACTTTAACTATATGCAATTACGACAAATATCAGCAAATTCCTGAACGGTCGGGACCAGCAAAGGACCAGTTAGGGACCACACAAGAACAAGGGAAACAAGATTCTGCTTCTAACGAAGCAGGCGTTCCGCCCGTCGACATCGTGAAAGCCATTTGGGATATTGGCGTCACGCTCTTGACCGCATCGGGACATGACGAACGCGCCGCCCGCTCCATCGTGGGCCGCTGGCGCAAAGGCCGATCGGATGGCGATGTCCTAGCCGCCGTCCTCGACTGCCAAGCAAAGGGGATCAGCAACCCCATCGAATGGATGCCCAAGCGCCTTGCCCAGGCCGCCGCTTCGCCATCCGCATATACCGATCATGTGCTTGAGAAATATAGGAAAGCAGCATGACCCATCCCTACACCCTGGCATATCGAGAGGAAGTGAGATGACCGATTACATCACATGGCTGAAAGCCCGCATTGTGGAAGCTGAGACAACGGGTGAACTGTGGATGCTCGACCCGTGCGCCATCCTCCGAGCGTGGAAGGCACAGCAACCCCAATGAACATCGCGATCGAAGATCCGTGGGAGAACATGGTTTACCGAGCGCTGTGCCGCGCTGCGGAAGCCGACGAACGCTGCCCCACGTCGATCGAGATCGCGACAATGCTGGATTGCAGCCCGGGCGGAACGGCAACGGGAATAGTGGCGAGGCTCGAACGCAGGGGTTTGATCCAGGTCGAACGATATCAACGGGAGCGGAGGGTGACGATCGTGGCAACGGGTAAGAGCACAGCGCAAGTTAGAACGCCGGCACCGCATTGGCGAACGCGACCACGGCCCGCATCGATGCCATCGGTATCCCCAACGTACTTGACTGCCAAGCGAGCGAGTATGGGCGCAGAACTCGTCATGGCGGCCCAGCAGGAGGGAATGACGGTTCAGGAATTCATTGCAGAGCTGGCTTGGACAGGATGGCAGCAACGTGAGGCGGCGATTCAGATCAACGCGAGCCAGAGATAAGGGCGACACGGATATGACCCCGAAGCAGCAGCGCTTTGTGCGAGAGTACCTGATCGACCTAAATGCCACCCGCGCATACCGTGCTGCCGGTTATGCCGGCAATGATAACGTGTGCGGTGTTGAAGGGCACAAGCTCCTAAGCAATCCTAAGGTGGCTGCGGCAGTAGCGGATGCACAGAAACAGCGGTCCGAGCGAACCGAAATCACCCAAGATATGGTTCTCCGCGAACTGGCTAAGATTGGTTTCGCCGATATGCGCCGCTTGCTCAGGTGGACCGGAAACGCCCCTCGAATGGATGAAGACGAGGCTGAAGAAACTGGCGAGGTACAGATTAGCGTAGCCAACCTCGTCACGCTCTTTGACAGCGATCATATTGATGATGAGATTGCGGCATGCATATCGGAAATCAGTCAGACCAAGGATGGTGCGCTCAAAGTAAAACTGCATGACAAGCAGGCGGCTCTCGTGTCGATCGGCCGACATCTCGGAATGTTCAAGGACAAGCTAGAGGTTGAGGTTACCGATCCCTTCGCACTGCTTGACTCAATGACGCAGAACGAGCGCCGGCTTCGACGGCAGACTGTCCAGTGAGCCGGGTCGAGATTACAAAACGCATCACGGCCGAGCTGTTCAAGTACCAACATGATCCGCTAGGTTTCGTACTCTGGGCTTTCCCTTGGGGCGTAGAAGGCACGTCTCTTGCCGACGAAACGGGGCCTGACGAGTGGCAGCATAAGCAACTTGAGGACGTTGGTGCGAGTCTGACAGATGACCCGTACCGGATTATTCAGGAGGCAATCGCCTCTGGCCACGGTGTGGGCAAATCGACTGAGGTGGCCTGGTTGGTCCTATGGGCAATAATGACATTCCCCGACGCGCGTGGCGTGGTCACCGCGAATACGGATACCCAGCTTCGCACCAAGACCTGGCCAGAGGTTGCGAAATGGTTCTCTCTCATCCGCTTACCAGAATTGCGGGAGATGTTCGACCTTCAGGCCACAAGCATATCGTCTCGTTCAGCGGGACACGACAAGACGTGGCGATGCGATGCGATCCCTTGGTCTGAGAGGAATACAGAGGCATTTGCTGGCTTGCACAACGCAGGCCGGCGCGTGTTCATCATAATGGACGAAGGCTCAGCGATTATCGACCGCATCTGGGAGGTGGCAGAGGGCGCCCTGACCGACGACGAAACCGAGATGCTGTGGTTCGTATATGGCAATCCGACGCGCAACACAGGTCGCTTCCGTGATTGCTTTGGCAGGTTCAGGCACCTTTGGCGGACCCGTCAGATAGACAGTCGAACGGTCAAGCGCACGAACAAGAAACGCCTTGCGGAAATGATCGAGACGTATGGAGCGGATAGCGATATCGTTAAGGTGCGCGTATTGGGGCAATTTCCCTCTGCATCGTCCATGCAGTTCATTCCCAGCGCTGTCGTTGAGGAAGCGAAGTCCCGCCCGCTCGGTCATACGATCGGCAGTGACCCTGTTATCTTCGGGGTGGACTGCGCGCGGTTCGGTGACGATCACTCAACGCTTGCTATTCGCTGTGGCCGTGATGCGAGAAGCCGCCCATGGAAGCGCTGGCACCATATGGATGCCATGACAGTGGCTGGGGATATCGCCCTAGAGGCAGCCCAGTGGCGCCCTGATGCGATATTCGTGGACGCCGGCAACATCGGTGCCGCGATTATCGACCGCCTTCGCCAGCTCATGCCAGACCAGATGATCAGCGAAGTGTGGTTCGGCAGCACGAAGGTCCGTGATGCCCATTGGACTGGCGGATCTCGCGTTCGCGTCGCCAACAAGCGGGCGGAGATGTGGACGAACATGCGGCATTGGCTATCGGGTGGATGCATTCCGGATCACCAAGGGCTGCACGATGATCTGATCGGCCCGGAATATGGGTTCAACGCAGATCAGGCTGTCCAGCTTGAGAAGAAAGAGCACATGAAGGCGAGGGGACTTGCATCGCCGGATGATGGTGACGCGCTGGCGTGCACGTTCGCCGAGCCTGTCCAGCCGCGTGAAGTGCCTGGTTATCTCGACCCAGCGAACTATGGTAAGAAGAACAGTGCCGACGATCTCTATGCGGAGTTAGGCAACTAGCCCCGCGATTCAACCGCCGCATCAGCGCACGTAGCGCGGTGCCATGCGCATCACGATCCACGTCAAAACGCTCGATGAAGCCGATACCGTAGCCACGCGCTACGCCGACGATCCGAACGAAGTTCATGTGATCGTGGACCAGCCCACAGCAGCGAGACCAGCCGAGCGCCAAGAGCGCAAGACGCCGGTCAAAGCCTGATGTGCATCTCCACCCCCAAGGTTCCAACGCCCGCGTCCATCCCGGAGCGTCAGGCGCTCAAGCTGCCCGACAACGGCGCAACCGCAGGTCGCATCGATGACGAAGCGCGCCGCCGCCGCGCGATGTCGGCAACCGCCTTCACCGGCGCGCTAGGGCTGGGTTCGCCGAATACCACGTCCGTTCTGGGCGGCTAATGGCCGACACGATAAAGCAGCGCAGCATCCGCCGCATGGCCGGGCTGGTATCTGCCCGCCAGCCCTATGAGGCTGAGTGGAAGGAAATTGCTCAATACGCTCAGCCGAGCCGGTCACGGTTCCTGAACGCCGAGCAGAACAAGAACTTCAAGCGCACCAACCGCGCGATCTACAACAGCCACGCCATTCTTGCTTTCCGCACACTGACCGGCGGCATGACCAGCGGACTGTCGTCGCCATCGCGGCCATGGTTTCGCTTGGCGCCTTACGATGAATCGCTGGCCGATAATCAGGATGTGAAGCTGTACCTCGCTGAGGTCGAGCGCCGGCTATACAATTTCCTGTCGGGCACGAACTTCTACAGCGCGGTCAAATCCGGGTACGGCGAACTCGGCATGTTCGGCACCGAAGGGTGCGTGATGGTCGATCATCCCGTTCAGGGGGCTGTGTGCCATGCCCTGACCGTGGGCGAATACTGGATTGGGCTGAGTGACGCGAGCGTAGCGGATACGCTCTATCGCCGGGTGCCAATGACCGTGCATCAGGCGGTGCAGTCGTTCAGGAAGAACGTCACGCCCTGGATTCAGCAGGCCTACGATACGTCGAATTACGACACGATGGTTCCGGTCATCCACGCGATCGAGCCGAACCGCGATCAAGACCCCGATCTGATGACCGCCAAGGGCAAGCCATGGTCGTCTCTGTGGTGGGATGAGAACGACCAGCGCCCCGACACCCTGCTGCGCGAGGGCGGCATGGAAGAGCAGCCGTTCTGGGCGCCGCGATGGGATACGACCGGGGGGGATACCTACGGCACCTCGCCTGGCTTCGACGCGCTGCCCGACATGCGCGAGCTTCAGCTCCAGACCAAGCGCAAGACGCAAGCCACGGCTAAGCTGGTCGACCCCGAGAAGATCAGTCCTGCCAGTGTGAAGCTTACCGGAATGCCGGGGAACGTCGTTTCCGCCTCGGGCATCGACAAGGATCAGGTCTTTGTCCCTTACCTGATGCCGTATCAGGCGATCGATGCGATCATGCAGGACGTTCAGCGTGTTGCTTCGGCGATCGACAACCTGACCTATGCCGATCTATTCATGGCGATCACCAACATGCAGGGCATCCAGCCCCGCAACGTAGAGGAAATCGCCAGCCGCAACGAAGAGAAGCTGACCCAGCTCGGGCCGGTCATCGAGCGCGTGAATTCCGAAAAGCTGGAAGTGGCGATCGAACGGGCGTTCGGAATCATGGCACGCAAGCAGATGCTACCCGACGCTCCCGATGCGTTGCAGGGTAAGCCGCTCAAGATCGACTTCATCTCCATCCTCGCCCAGATGCAGCGCATGGTCGGGGTTGGCCAGATCGAGCGCACGGTATCGTTCATTGGCAATCTCGCCGCCAGTTTTCCGGAAGCCGCTGATCGTCTGGAGATTGACGAAGCAGTTGAGGAATATGCCGACAGGGTAGGGGCGCCACCCAAGATCCTCCGCTCGCTCAAGGACGCTCAGGAAATCCGTGATCAGCGCGCTCAGCAGCAGCAGGCCGAGAAGCTGGCTGCGTCGATGCCTGCTGTTCGCGATGGGGCCGATGCCGCGAGATTGCTGAGCGAGGCAGCGCAGAATGGCGGCATGCCGGCGGCTCCAGCGCTGTGAGCCTGGCAAAGGCCGATCGCGAAACACTCTTGGCCAATCCGGCCTTCATTCGCTTTCTCTGGGACCTGATTCAAACCGCTGGCATATTCGATCCCGCCACCAACGGGACCGATGGTCGCAACCTCATCGCAGAGGGGCGCAGGAACCTGGGGTTGGAGATACTTCGCAGCATGGATGAGGCCCAGCCCGTCCAATCGCCGAGCGGCGTCCCTGTCCTGACGCTGATTCAAACTCTCCGCGAAGCTGCGCAATCGACAACCTCGAAGGAGCCCAAGCGTGACCGAAGCAGTACCTACGGAGACATCGACGGAAGCGACGACGACTGATGGCGTCGAAGCAACCGCACTCAATGGCGGTGCGGATGTTTCCGTTGAGACTGGCGCCGAAGAGGCGGCCACGACCGAGGGAAAGACGGACGCGGAAGCCAAGGTAGACGAGAAAAAGCCCGAGGCTGAGGTTCCCGAGAAATACGAATTCACGCCGGTTGATGGTGTCGAGATTGATCAGGCCGCCGTCGAACTGGCAACGCCGGTCCTCAAGGACCTCGGCCTTTCGAACGATCAGGCCAACAAGCTGGTCCCTGTTCTCCAGGGCGTCATAGCAAACCGCGATCAGCAGATGATCGACAGCATCACAACCGAGCGCGCCAAGTGGCTGACATCGGCGAAGGCTGACCCGGAAATCGGCGGCAAGGCATTTGGCGACAACTTGGCCTTGGCTGCGACTGCACTCGATCGCCTCGGCTTCGTCAAGGACAGCCCATTCCGCAAGCTGCTCGATGAGAGCGGCTTGGGCAATCATCCCGAAATGATCCGCGCATGGTCGAAGGTCGGCAAGGCGATCGGCGAAGACAGCGATTTCATCCGCACCGCGAACCCGTCCGTCAAGAAGTCGGACGACGCAATCCTTTATCCTGACATGACGAAGACCGGGGAGTAATATCATGGCGACCATTGGGAATTCCTTCCTCAACCTGATCGACATGATCAGTGCCGACGACCAGGCGATGGCGAAGGTCATCGAGATGCTTCATCGCCTCTCGCCGCTAGTGCAGGACGCGATTGCTACGCCGTGCAACAGCGGCACGTCGCACAAGCACGCAATCCGCACCGGCCTGCCGAGCGTGACGTGGGGTCGCCTCTATCAGGGTATCCCGCAGTCGAAGTCTGCCCGCGCCCAGGTGACGGACACCACCGGCTTCGTGGAAGGTCTGTCGACGGTCGACAAGCGCTTGCTCGATATCTCGCCCAACGCCGCCGCTGCCCGCCTCGCCGAAGCCAAGAGCTTCCTGGAATCGCTGACGCAGACTGCCGAAACGGCGGCCTTCTACGCGAATTCGAACATCAATCCCGAACAGCCGATGGGCCTGTTCGCGCGCTACAACAAGTTGTCCGGGGGCGCCGCATCGTCGCAGGTCATCTCTGCCGGCGGTGTCGGCTCGGACAACACTTCGATGATGTTTGTCACCCATGCCGAAGACGCGACCACGCTGATCTATCCGCAGGGCACAAAGGCCGGCATCGCCCGCGAGGACAAGGGCGAGCAGCGCGTCACCGACACGAACGGCAACGCCTATTACGTGATGGAAGAGCTGTTCCGCTGGCACTTCGGCGTTGCGGTTCGCGACTGGCGCACCAATGCCCGTGTCTGCAACATCGACGTTTCGGACATGCAGGCTGGCACGGTCGACCTCTACAAGTTCCTCCGCAAGGCTTACCACAAGCTGCATCAGGTCCGCTTCGCTCAGGACATGAAGGACCCGAACGCCGCGTCGATCGGCCGCACCGTCCTCTACGTCAACTCGGACGTCTACGAGGCGCTCGACGCCACGCAGACGAACACGACCAACACGGCGTTGCGTCTGACCCCGATGGATCTCGAAGGCCGCGAGGTGATGACCTACCGCGGTATTCCCATCCGCAAGACCGACGCGCTTTTGAACACCGAAACCGTCGTGAGCTGAGCCGCAGGGCAGGGAGAATTTGACATGATCATCGACAACACTCTGGTCTTCAGCGACAGCCAGGCGATTACCGCCACGGCGGCTTCGACCAACGTCATCGACCTGACCGCACCGGGTACGCCGGCCGGTTCGTCCACGGCGCTCAAGCGCGATATCGGGGAAGGCTGCGGCGCCAAGGTATCGACGCAGATCACGCAGGCGTTCAACAACCTCACCAGCCTGAACATCGCTCTTCAGGTTGCGACCGACGCAGCGTTCACCACTCCGGTGACTGTGGCCTCGCGGACCTACCTGTTGGCCGAACTGACGCTGGGCGCTCGCCTGGACTTCCCGGCAGAATTCCCGGTCGGCACCAATCTCGAATACGTCCGTCTGAACTACACCGTCGCCGGCACCGCGCCGAGCACGGGCAAGGTGTTCTCGGCGGTCGTCGCTGCTCGCCAGTCGCAGGGAGGCTGATCCAATGACCAATGTAAAGCTTACGGGTGCAAATACCCACGTCGCCACCGAGCGCGGCTATGCCGACACAATCATCGAGCCGGGCGAGATGGTTCCCGCCGATATTCCGGTTTCGAAGGAATGGATGAAGCCGACTGGCAAGGATGCGGCGTTGCTCGCTGCCACCCAGGCGGCACTCGATCCTTCGCCGGATGACGTCGATCTCGGCAAACTGTCGAAACAGGCACTCGAAGCCATGGCGACCGAGCGCGGCATTCCTGTCGCGGGTCTGTCCAAGGAAGATCTGATCACGGCGATCAAGGCTGCGCACGATCCTGCGCGCTAAGGGGTAGGCGGGGATGGCGTTTTCCAATCAAGACCGGATATCGGACACCAATCCGGTCCCCGTTAACGTCGTCTCCGGCAGCGGCGTTACTACGACGCAGATCAGCACTCCGACCCAAGCACCTTTCGGAATTGTCGCCAAGGCAGATCCGTTTGGCGCCTTGCAGGTCAGCGGGATTCAAACGGCGCTCTTTAATGACTCGTTTGACACCGCGTTGGACACAACCAACCGGTGGACGGTGAGCGGCACCACACTGCCTACCACCGCATCGGGCTCGCTAGTCGCGAGCCTAACCGCTGCGAACTCGGTTTCTTCTGTCGCCGTCAGCCAGCCGAGCTTTACCCCGAGCGTCGCACCAAACCTGCTCGTCGGTCAGATGAATATCGGCAGCCAGCAGACCAACCCCAATGCGCATAGGTTCTTCGGCGTCGGCGTGGTATCGAGTTATGCTGCGGCGACCCCACTGACGGACGGCCACGGGTTCGAGGTCGACGTAACGGGCGCGCTGAACGCGGTCGTCTATATCGGCGGGGTGCGCTATGTAGTGAACTCCACGAACCCTGCGCTGATCACGGCTCCTGGTAGCTGGGCGCCGAACATGACGCTCGCGACCTACGGGTCTAATCTGGTCTGGCCGGCGAGCGGCGTCGCGATCGTGGTGATCCGTTATTACAACGGGTATGCATATTTCTACATGTCGAATACCGCGACGGGCCTGGACGTGCCTGTCGGTGTCGCATCGTGGACCCCGGCTATTGGCACCCTTCCGCTCCGCTTCGCGGCGATCACGACGCCTGCCGTCAGCACGGTGCTGGCGACGACGTTCACGCTAACCGCCTTCCTACTCGGCGTTTCTGGCGGGTCAAACTATACCAATTCGGACGCTACCTACCCCTGGCGGCAACAAGCCGTTGACTCTTCGGGCCGTGCGGCGGTCATCACGCCGGAACTGACGGCCACCGGCAACATCACGACGCAGAACCTTGTTCCGGCTGGCGTTGCCACGGCAGGTTCGGCGGTATCCCTGACGACAAACGGGATGCCCACGGTGATGATCCAGACGACGGGCACATACACCGGAGCGCTGTCGCTCCAGATGACCGTCGATAACGTCAATTGGGTGACGGTCGGCGGTGTTCCGCTGATCGACACCAACACGGGCGGATACCTCGCCACCATCACGTCGGCGCTAAAGAGCGTTTTCCAAGCAGATGTAGCGGGGGCCGTTGCTGTTCGGGTGACGGGGCTCGCAGCGATGACGGGCACGGCGACGGTAACCTTACGCGCGGTTCCGGGCGCTGCGATGGTAGCTCTGGATGCCGCTCTACCTACTGGCACGAACAGCATCGGCAATATTGGCACCGTGACGCCGGGTGTCGCAGCCACCAATCTCGGCAAGGCAGAAGACGCTGTGGCGGCGTCCGGAGACACGGGTATCTTCGCGCTCGGCGTTCGGCGCGATGCTCTGGTAACCTCATCGTCAGCGAGCGGCGATTATAACGAGAT